TTCGAAGTTTGGATAAGTTGCTTTCAATTTGCGATTCAAGTTTTCCAAGTTTCTTGACCTTGCCCTCAACCTCACTTTTATTAGCGACTTGTTCGGAGAGTTCCGTCACATCGCCATTAAGTCTGTTGATTTCTTCATGTAGGGTTTGTACCACGCCATGATTACTTTGTATTTCTTCAACATATTCGTTAACTTTTCCCTCATTATTAATCTTTTTATCTTCAATATGTTTTTTATGTAAATCATATTTTTGTTGGGCCAAATCTATATTGTGTTTTGAATCACTGATTTGTTCTTTATTTGAAGATAATCGTTCTTTTACCAAACCATTCATAGCTGAAAAAATTTGTATATCCAACAAATCTTCAATAATAGACCTTCTATCAGCCGCAGAGAGTTGCATGAATGGTGTAAATGATGCCGAACCAAGTATTACAATTTGAGTGAATGATTTATAGTTTAACTTCAGAATAAATTTTTCTAAAAAATCTTGGTAATCTTTAACTGATGCTTCTTGATTTATCAATTCATTGTTGCAGTAAATTTCAAATATGTTTGGTTTAATACCACGAATAATTTTATAATTCTTATTATTGGTGTCAAACTCAACTTCAACAACGCAATCCTTGTTATTGATTGAATTCAATAGTTGTGGTTTATTGATGTTACGAAAAGGTTTGCCAAACAAAGAAAAACACAATGCATCCAGTAAAGTTGATTTGCCAGAACCATTTTCACCAACAATCAAAGTGTTTGTGACATTATTTAAATTTACTTCCGTGAAATAGTTACCAGTGCTTAACAGGTTTTTCCACTTTATATTACGAAAAATTAACATTAATCTATTTGTTCCAAATTTACTGCCTCAATATACAGTTCTCTCATCAAAGTTTTTAGTTTATCAGATTCCACATCGAGTGTCAAGCCATCGATATACTTTGAAAGTATAGTCATCGTATCTTCTGCCTGATCTATAATATCTTGGTCATCAGTTAGTAGGTTGTCAGAAAAATCTTCTACAATACTTAGGTCTGAAACTCCAGCCTTATATAAGTTATCCAATACATGTTCGAACAAAAATGGGTTTTGTTTATTCAAAACCACAACCTTAACATAATTATCTTTCAACTTATCATATTCAAAACTTTTCCATGTTTCGAAATCGGAAACGCCATCATCATAGGTTATTTTACTAAACATGGAAAATGTATTTTTAACAAAGGACATCTCCCTAGTTTCGGTATCAAAAATGTGAAACCCTTTATTATCATTGTAGTCTGACCAAGTTAATTCGTAAGGAGTTCCAACATAATTAATGTTGCCATCATTAGATTTGTGATGAAAATGACCAGACAATACTATATCATATTTCTCAAAAAGTTTTTTACTCAAACCAGTTTCACAAAGATGTCCTTTTTCCATTTCAAAACCTGCAATCTCAAAATGTCCGAAACAAATTTGAGATTTTGACTCCTTCATACTTTGCAAGATTGTTTGTTCATTCTTGTCGCAAATCCAAGGAACAATATCAATATCAACACCTTCAAAATTCACAGTATCAAACTCATCATACAATTCAATGTTGTGATATTCATTCAAAAGTAAAGTTGGAGAATTAACTTCTAATGTATTTTTAAAAGCTACATCGTGGTTACCAACCAATGCATGTAATTTAATTCCTAAACGATCACACTTATCAAAGAAATATTTTCTAGAAAGATATAGTGAATTGAAATTAATAAATTTACGTCTATCAAATAAATCACCCATTTGAAAGATTACTTTAATGTCATTATCAATCAAATAAGGAAAAAATATTTCATCATAAAACTTTTTGAAATAGTTGTGAAAAATTAAAGAATCACCTCTAGCACCAAAATGGGTATCACCAAGAATACATAATTTCATAAAAACCATCCCATCTTTTTATTCGTTATCGGTTTTGGTTTATTTTGACCAACAATTGCGTTGTTTAACTTATTATCATTTTGACCATAATCAAATAAAGCCCAATTGTTTTCACCACGACTTCTGACAAAATGAAGAAATAATTGCACAACTTCTTCTTGATTTATTTCTTCACGCCAATGTTCAGCTTGACATCCAAGATACAACATAGCATCACCACATTCAAATGATACCTTTCTTTCTTCACCTTTAGGTGTTTTAATGTAAATTGGCCAATCTTTTTTTTGATATAAATTTACTGTCATACTAATTTCACACGCTGGTCTATCTTTATGTCGTTTTAAATCATCACCAGCTCTATAAATTCTAGCATAACAATATGTTGGAAAAACAGATTCTTTAATTAAATTACAAACAGCTGGAACAGATTGTGTCAAAACTTCAACAAATGGTAAAAAGTTATAGACAGAACTTGAATTTGGAGCTTGCATATCTCCCACTATATTAGATTGGTCACAAAAATTTTTAAATTCTCTAGTTAAATTTAGACAATCATTTTCTTTTAAAAATTTTGGAACAAAAATATAATTATTATCAACCAACTCTTGTATCATGCATCAGGACTTTCCAAAAAATTATCCAAACCTTTAGCTTTCATTTTTTTCTTCTTTTTATTTTCTTCGAAATTGTAAATGAATTCCGAAATATTATCATATAGTTCAAATTGTTTCATATTACCTTCCGCATCTTCATACATCTCACCTTCATCAAGTATACCAAATTGTTGTGTTGCCTTATATTTGACATAAAGTTGTTTCTTCTCCTTCATAATTCTTCGGAGAAATGCATAATACACTATTTGAGTAAAATAAGCAAACGGATTTTTACTTTTATCCGGGTCAAAATTACGGAAATACATCAAACAGTTTTCAACACCATCCGAAATCATCTCATCACGGAAAGTATAAGAAATGAAATTTGGCTTTCTGGAAAGATGTTCAGCAATCTTCAAAAAACATTCGCCAATGTAATTTGGTATAGGAGGTTCTTCTGTTTTCTCCTTTTTTGCCGTTAAGCAACCTTTCTTATACTCTATAAGAGCTGATAAAAAATCTGCGTTATTGATATAGTGATTCGATTTAGTCATATTATTACCTTTATTTCGCTTGACAAACGGCTTGACAAGAGATACACTCCTCGGTGTCCCCCATTCAAGATTAATGAAATAGCTTTCCTTTCCTATACTTTTCAAGTTCAATTAAATCTTCTTCAGTCAGTTCTTCTTCCTCATCATCATCATCTTCTTTTGAATTAATATCAAGCAATTCTTCCTCCAAACTGTTTCTCAGTTCTTCCATGATGTGGTTATTAATTGTATTTTGATAATACTCAGCCAATGAATCTTTCGGATCAACCATAGTAATAATGTCTGAATGATAGATTACCGCATAGTCTTCTTTCACAATTTCTATAGGTAACCAAGGCATCATCATAAAGACTGATTTACCGGATGGTATTCTTCTTATAATAATTTTCATTGGGTTGTTTAAGATTACGACATTTTCATCTTCTACAATAGAAGATATCAAGTCTTCACCAGTTTGCATCCTAATTATTTTTATCGACGAGTTAGATTGTTGTTTATCCATTTTTTATCTCTATGTTGTAGAATTTATAATTGAATTTTTCTTCATTGTATATTTTAACACGTTCAATAAAATGTTTCAAGGTAAAATTGTTATGTTTACCTATTCTTAAATCGTCAACGATATCAAAAAGTGTGGCTTCAGTTTTATTGTCACCTTTCCTCAACCCTCTTCCTATGGATTGTAAGTTACGTATTCTAGATTTTGATGGGCTAGCGAATACAACATTATGTAAATTTCGAATATTAATACCTGTGCTGAAAGTACCATAAGACGCAACAATGATAGCATCTTTTTCTTTTTCAGTGATTGACCGAACCGACTCTCTTATTTCAACATCAGTGCCACCAAATACAAAAAATACATGTCTATTTTTGGCATTTTCTTTTATCAAAGAATGTAAATGTTTTCCGTGTTTTTCAACAAATTGAAATAATATAAGTGTGTTACCTTCAAGTGATAAAGCAAGATTTTTAATAAAAACATTTCTTGTTTCATTCTTAACTATGTATTCTATTTCTGTATTGTAATCCCAAGACCTAGATTGTTTACAAATATCTTCTGGATACTTTAATAACAAACACTTAATTTTAAAGTCTGCAAGTTGACCTTTTTGAATCAACTCTGAAGTTGTTGTTGCTTTATAAACTGGACCAAACAAACCTTCTAAAACTAACCTGTGTGTTTGCGTGCCATCTAAAGTACCTGTTGTACCTATTCTATATTTAGCTTCTGAACAACCTGATAGTATAGTTGTCAATGATTTGGCTTTGAATTGATGTGCTTCATCACCTAAAACAAAATCAAATTGTTCAAAATATTCTTTTTCGTTTTTGTAAATTGATTGCCATGTTGTGATAGTGAGAAACTTGTTTGTGTGTTTCTCTTTACCTGAGTATTGACGATGGCAGTATTCATCGGAATCATAACCATAGTCCGCAAAGTCTTTATACATCTGTTCAACAAGAGATGTTGTTGGAACAATCAGTAGACCACGTTGTAAATCACCTTCTTGTAAATACCGAATGATGAGATATAGTATTAAAGATTTGCCTGATGCCGTTGGTGATAATAGTAAAAGTCTTTTATTTCTTATTGCATGAACAAAAGATTGTATTTGATAATCTCTAGGTTCAAATGGTAAATTTAAAGTTCTTATAAAATCTACCGCTTCCACTAAAGAAAAATTTTCTGTTATTAATATTTTATTATCTATATCTATAGAATATTCACGTTCTTCACAAAATTTTTTTATATAAGGAACTAAACCATGATAAATTGTGAATGTTCGTAAATCAGCTAAACGAATTTTACCATCCCAAATTCTACTTTTGTATGCGGGAGTAAATTGATAACCTGGAACAAAAAAAGTGAAGTAATCACTAAGTTCTTGCGCTAAGCTTCTATCACATTCAAATTTTATAAAGGCTTCATTTAGCTTATGTAAAATAATATCTGACAATTAAATACCCTGTATAAATTTTTGCCAACTTATAAAATCTCTAAGTTGATAAGTTCTACTGTTCAATTCTTTGAGTATATTGTGACACAATTCAACAACTTCATCATGTACAGCTTTCTGAGCAATGTATTTGTTCAAATCATCATCACTATCTAAATATGTAGTTATCTCGGATTTCAACACAAAAGGAAATGGTTCCCAACCATATCGTTCTAGTTGTTCATCATCCAATTTACCTGTGTAATATTCCCATTTCACTTTCTTCATCTTATTATATTTGAATTCTGCTTCTTTGGCCAACATACGATGCCTTGAAAGAATATCAAGATATTTACTGTGATATTTGGGAATATTCAAAAGTTCTCTGTCTGGCTCAGTCTTGTCAATATCACAATCTTGCCGCCACATTTCTAATAAATCATCAATTTGTTTCATACTATACCTCCAAAAGTAAGTTTATACTATTTGGAATTTTTTGTCAAGCGTTTTGTATTATATCGTAATAAGAATACCTAAAAGAAACATCTGCCGTTGGTATTGATTCGGGTGAATCTGTTGCAGACATGATTATGGTAGACAATGTTGTTGGGAAAACATCATAAAATTTAAATGTTATTGTTGGGTTATTTGAAGAATTTAACATCACAACTTTTGCATCAGAATACTGTGGTTTTAATTGTGGAGCTCTGTTTCTATTCAATTGTCCTAATCTTTTATATTCTTCATATTCTTTTGGAAAAGTCATTGCTCGAATCCAATCATGGACTTCTATCCAAGATTTCATCATTTCATCAACCATAAATGTTACATTCAAAATGTCATAAATTGCTTTTTCTCCAGGTAAATATATATCAACAAACGGAGTCATTTGTGGCACTTCAGACATTGAAATTCCAGGTATACTTACCGATTGACAAAAATATTGTATACTTGGCAATCTTTCGAATGTCAATATAAATTTATTTGTTTGTAAAAAATTAGGATTTGTAGGATTTCTTGTTAATGCGCTCATTTATTATAATCTCTCCAAATGTGTTCCTATATTTAGGTGCAAAAAAAAGAGGGGACTACGAATAGTCCCCTCAAAAGTCTCTTTATTATAATATTATTATTGAGACTTGAACCTAGATTACATCAAGTTAGCGATCTTGAATGCTCTGTAATACAAGTTAGCTCTAGCTGTTAAAGCACCAGAACCTTGGGCAGTACCTTCGGCAAATGGGTTAGCAACTAAACCATAACGTGTCTTGAAACCAATCTTAGGTTGGAAAGTGCTTGTGTCAACTGCACGAACCATTTGCAATGGAACGTATGGGCAGTAGAACAAACCAGCGTCATAAGCGTTAGAACCCTTATAACCAACAACTGCAAACTCAGAAGTTGAAGAAGTTGGGAAATATGGGTCAATATAAACTTTGATGCGACCAAACAATGTACCAGCAAATGTGTTACCTGTATCGTCAACAGTCAAGTTAACATTGCTACTTAAAGCTGAACTATAGTCAAGGATACCAGCCATTGCGAGAGCAGAAGCAACATCAGATGAGCAAATCATAATGTTACCTTTACCACGACGGGTTGTCTTGGCGATAGTGTTAGCTTCACGTTCAATTTGGAAAGCCAAACCTTTAACTTTTTCAACCATCCAACGGCCGTTAGAATCGGTATCTAAGTCGAAAGTACCTTGAGTTGTTGTTCCAACAGCAGCACCAACTTTAGCGGTTGCATAAACTGTACGAACGACTTCACGGTTAATTTCAGCCAAGATTTCTGTAGAAAGAATGTTGGCCAATTCTGTTTCGGCGTCTAAACCATGAACAGCTTTCAAGTCTTGTGCGAGTTCCATTGAGTACTCAGCCTTCAAAGCACGGGTCTTAGCAGTAACAGAAACTTTCTCGATTGAGAATCCCATTTCTTGGAACATATTGTCTTCACCAGTAGCTGTTGGTTGAGCAGCGCCAGTTGTTTGTGTGAAGACAGAAGGTGTTGCAGAAGTGTCAGAAGCCAAACCAATAGCTGTTTGTGTACCACCTGTAACACCACCAGAGAAACCAGTGTTAGCTTCGTTATAGAAAGCTTCAGTTGCACTGTTATTGATATCACGGTTTGTACCGTAAGTTGTTCTCATTGCGAAAATAAGACCTGTAGGTCCAGTCATAGGCTGAACACCGCAGATATCATAAGCAATAAGGTTAGGTAATGAACGACGAACCAAGCTGATTAAGATTGGATCAAAACCAGCAACTGGTCCAGTTGAAGTAGCACCGCCGGTGAAACCACCTGTACCAGCTGAGTTGGTAGGTGAAGCTTCAGTCAACATATTGCCGCCTTCTTTAACCATAGCTTGAGCTTGGTTTTCCAAAACAAGAGCTGTAACAGCCTTGCGATATGGATCTTTAATTTCTGGGAGGTCTGGATGTGCGAGAACAGATTCCCATTTCTTTTGTAATTGTTCAGTTAAGTACATGTTTTTTAACTCCTTTAAGTTATTATTTTAATTTTGTTTTGGAAATTGATTGAACAACAGCGTTAACAATTTCGTCATATGACTTAGGTTGTGAACGTTCTTCTGTTAATTCAGAAACTTCTTCGTGCAACTGAGTCTCGTCAGCTTTTTTGATTTGTGATGGGAAATAATTTTCACGAATTGCAACAAGCTTAGTTTTAAATTCCTCCTCTGTGGAGAATGTCACACTCTCTGCGAGTGATTTCATTTTTTCTGCTTGAGTTTCGGTAAGTCCCGTACAAACATCACGTACCATTTCTTTTTTGTATGACTCAACTATAGCTTTCTTATAGTTGATGTTGTTTTCAATTTCTTCATTTAATTTACCTTCAAGTTCTTCAACTTTACCGGCAAGTTCGTCAACCAAATCGACTTTATCTTCTGGAACATCAATGTAGTGTTCTGCAAACAAGTTGCGGAGTCCACTGATGAATTCTTCAGTAATTTCTGAACGTAATCCAGATTCAATAGCGATTTCGTTATCTTTCAACCACTGTTCGACAACATAGTTGAGGTAATCATCAACTTTTTGTGTCAAATCGGCTTTGATTGTTTCAACAGATTCTTCTAACATACCAGCATAACGTGACTCAATCTCTTCTTCGATTTGAGAAACACGGTCATGAATTCTGGCTTCAAAAATTGTTGAAACTTTGAGTTTGAATTCTTCTGAAATAGTAGAATCATCTGCAAATAAGGCATTAACATCCTCATGCACTGTTGTTTCGGCAACAACAGTTTCTTCTACAGATTCATCTTCAGAAATAACTTCTTCAACCTTCTCTTCTTCTTCTTTTCTCATTTTTAATTGAGTGTCAGGTGAAGCATCAGAAGGCTTAGTAGCAACTGAAGATTTATTTTTTCCAGAATTGTCTGGTGCTTTTTTACCAGCGTCAACTTTGTGAGAGTCGTCGTCTGGTTTAGCATTTTGAGGTGTAGGACCTCCAAGGTCTTGGACCTCACCTTGTAATTTTTCTGGAGGCATAGATGCGGCAGATTTCTTACTTCCTGAAAGAATTTCAGCAGCTGCTTCCATTAATTTATTTGATGCCATTGGGTTTTCTCCTTATGATTTCTTATTTATAAAATTAAAGTTTTCTGATGTAATTTTCAAATAATTTAAAAGCAACTTCTTCAATTTGTTGTTTAGATGCTTTTTTTATTTCTTTTTTCGCATAGTCGAAGTCCGATTCAACAAACTTACCATTTACGAACATCCATTCTTTATTTTCCATAATACCGTTGACAAAAGCACCAGGTGCAGAAGGGTCTGCAACAATATCTGCTGCGGTTGCAAGACGTAAATCATCCTGAACCAAATTATAACCTTCTTTTGTTTGAACTAAAGAACCTAATGCCCTTGAGGAAACACCACAAGTAACATCATTTTCTATAAAGTTTTTGACAATTTGTCCGTATGGAGTGTCAAGAATGAGTGCTTTACCATAGAATGTATTGCCATCTTCTTCTAAAGATAAAATCTTATGTGATACTCTTTCTAAATTAAGAGTTGGAGTATCTGGATGGCCTAATTCTCCTAAAGCACGGTTTTGAGAGATAAATTCATCGTTATATCTCTCTACTTCTCTGCGAAGTGTATCCATTTTATACATGCGATTATTTTTATTGACTTCATTGCCAACTAAAAATGTTCCTTCGATGTATAGTTTTTTCTTGCCGTTATCTGATTCTTCAGCTATATACTGAACATTTTCTACGGCTTCTCTAATTAGTTTCATTTTACAGTTCCTCTAAAGGTGTTGCATATGAAGCAGTCTTACTCACATTAAGAATAAGTGTTCCATATGTTCCAGAATTATTTAAGTAAAAATTGGCGGTTGAAGTGTTTGCGATTGAAATGTCGTGTTGTGTAAAAGCCAACTCTGCATTTCCAACAATCTGCAAAACAAGTTCTCCTGTGTTGTCATCGCCTCTGTAAACAGACCAAACTCCATCTGTTGAGCTTAAAGCTAAAGTAATTGCAGCGGCAGTTACCGTTTCATTGGCATTTTTTTCCAATTCACTCAAAGTAACTGTTTTTGCTCCGGCACCAACAACACGAATTGTTGATTTTGATTTTATTGTGTTTATAACTTCTTTTGACATTTATTTTAATCCTAAAGTTGACCGCCTTCTCATCGACATCTTTCTTTTTAACAATGAACGGCGCAGTTTAGCTCTCCTAGTTGTTTTCCAAGAACGTTTCAATAAACGTGCTTTTCTTATCCTATCAATAGCAGGTATGCGTTTAACGGTATTACCTGATATTTTATAACCTTTAATGCCAGAACGTCTGCGATTCTTTTGAACAACAATACGGCCTTTGGCGTTTCTTCTTACTCTACGGCGAATCTTATTGATTCTACCCATTTTAATAATGTTGGCATTTCTTTTTACAGCTTCCAACAAATCATCATCAAACATTTCTGTTTTTAATTTTTCTTTTTCTTCAGCTAATTTAATTTTGAGCTTTTCTTCCAACATTTGTTCAAAAATGTCTTTAGCTTGTTTTAAATCTCCATCGATAATTAAATCTATTAATCTCATTTTTTAACTTTACTGAAAGCAAATTCTGCAACCTTCGATAAATGTTGAGGTGATTTGTGTACCATATCAGAAAGTTTTTTCTTATTATCATCGTTTAATGCATTATGAACTTGCGTAATTGCTGATGCAGTAAAGTGATCCACTTTTCTAGATTGACCGTTAGCAAACTTTACAGTTTGTGATTGGCTGCCTTTTACGATTTTGTGTAACTGATCCATAACCGCTTCTTCAATTACTTCTTCAACAGTTTCTTCAATTTCTTCTGATTGTAAATTTGCTTGAACATCTGGTCCAAAAGGAACAGAAAAATATTTGTCTAATTGTTTATTATAATAGAGGGCAATCTTAGTTTTATTTGGGTAATTTCTGATTGCTTTTCTTTTTAACATTAATACGAATGGAGGTTCTTCTGGTAAATCTTTTGCAACAGCTTCATCAATCTCATCTGGTGTAATTGAAATGTATTCTTCTTGTCTGGTTTCTTCACCAGGTTTATCACCAATTTTTATTCTGTGAGCTCTAACTTTTCTACCTGAAGGTGAAATTTTATAATCTGAGGTATCAACAATATCTTCTTCAACAGTTTCTTCACGCACAACTTGTCGTGTTTTTTGAAAAATTTGTTTATTGTTTGTTATTAAATCTACCATCTTATTAAAAAGGTTTTGTAGAATCATCCTATCCGCATTGTTAAATTGAGGTCTTTCATCTTGCATCTTATCTAAAATGCGATGAATTCTTTGCAATTGTGCTTTATTTGCCAGACCAGCACGGACTAAAATGTCAAACTTTGCATAGTCTGATTCTTCCAAAACTACATCATTAGATTTAAAACCTTTTAGAGTTTTCATTTTTATTCTGTTTCCGTATCTTCCGTATCTTGTACTTCTATTTCCAATTCATCTTCAGATTGTTCATCTGAACCACCAAAAAGTGTTTTAGAAATGTCTTTTTTCTTGGCTTCTAATGTTTCGAAAGCTCTCGCAGAAAGAATATCATTTAAATTTTCTTTTGCATCAGCAGCATTACCTGCCATAACATTTTGAATAAAATCTTGAATTTCCATAATTTTTTTCCTTTATTGCCTATTTAGTATAGATGAATACTTATTTACTTCATCATCTAGTTGTGGAGTTTTTGACTCCGCATTTCTATCATCTATCGTATTATCAACAGCTGGGTATTCATCTGGACTTGCCGGCGCTTCTTCATTTTGTTGCATAATAGGACCACCAATTCCAGCTTCCTCTTCTTCTTCAATTTGTTTTTGCATCTCATCGACTTCAACATCATTCATGCGTAAAATATTTTTCTTAACATATTCTGTTGAAAAATATTTACCAACATATGGGTCTATTTGAGTGAGCATTTGAATTCTATTTGCTAGTAATTCTGATTCTCTCATTTCAGTAAAATTATTATCTTTTCTGAAATCATAAATTACTTGTTCTTTGAATTCATCCCATTCTTGACTTGTGCAAATGCCTTTTAATACAAGTTGAGTGCCTAAAGCTTCATCGAAGATTTGTGAAAACTTGTTACGCAATCTACCGATAAATTTAGCAAATTTTAATTCATCTCTTGTAATTTCTTGGCTTCGACCAATACCAGCAAAACCACCGCCAGTTTGTTCATCCAACCTAGACAGAGGAACATTCAAAGCTTTTAATAAATTTCTTTGGAAATATTTGACATCTTCCAACTCACCAAGGTTTTGTCCAGCTGGTAATGTAGTAATCTCTGTACCTTTACCACCTTCACGGCGTGGTAACCAAAAATCTTCAAGCATTGACATATGCTTACGGTCATCTCTAAGTTCACCAGTAGAAGCATCATAGACCATCTTGTTACGATACTTGACCATTACATCACGCAAGTATTGTTCTGCTTTAGCTTTTGGTAAATTACCAACGTCAATGTAGAAGATACGTCTTTCAGGCGCTCTTGATATTCGGTAAATAACCACTGCGTCCTCAATCATACGTAATTGATTGAGTGGCTTAATTACTTTATGTAAGTATGAAATGACAAATGTATTTTTTGCATCCATCAAACCAGAATTCACATTGATAATTGAATCTGGTGAAATTCTTACTGCTGCGTTGACTGAAGCTGTATAATTTTGAGTAGTAGTACCTTTATCATTAAAAACAAAATACTCAGCTGTTGACAATATAACAGTGGCTCCTGTTTTTGGGTCTCTACCAGTTTTTACTTCTCTTACTTTTCTTATTTTTCGTGGGTCAATATAACGAAGTTCTTGTATACCTTCTTTTGGATTTTTATCATTCACTATGATGTGATAATAAATTCTTCCGTCGATATACCATCTTTTAAATAAATCCGCTGCAAGTTTTTGGAAATTTAATAATTTTAAAACTGTTCCAAATTCTTCTGTTATTTTTTTCTTAATCGAATCTGTAGTTTTGACATTATCCAATCTAATATCAACAACTCTATTATCTGAAGTGTATGTGATTGATTCATTTACAATCTCGTCAATTGCCATTTCCAATTCTGGATGATTTGACATTTCACGATATCTTGTAATTAATTCCAATTCATTTCGAACTGAACCTTCTAAATCAACATATGTTCCATAATATGCGTTTGATGTGATGGTAACAGCACCATCATCGATTGCTTGTGTTGGAAGCGTAAAAGAAGCTTGCTCAGGCTTTTCAGCCTGAACAACATCTTTTCTTCCTAAAGTAAAACCAAATAATTTAATAGCCACTTGTAAATAATCCTATAAAATAGGGAAGAGCTAACTGCTCTTCCCTTATCAAATCACGCCGTCTTCAATACTTTCCCACCACTGGTAGGAAAGAGTTACTGAAAATTCTTCAATAGTGTCGTTTGAACCCCAGTCAACATCAATTGGAGTGATGTCGGTTGGGAATACACCCACAAATTTATATTTTTTAAGAACATCACCATTTTTACCGTATTGACGAACTTCAGAATCAACTGAGTAACCTAAAGGTGTTTCAGCCGCTGGGTTTCTTACGTTCAAATTGTGACTATTCATGCCGTTCATCCAACGCTCAAATGCATTACGCACAACAAAATCTTCATCGTTGATGATAGAAATAGTCCAATCCACAAAGGTTCTATTTCCAGCAAACTTCAATTCACGACCAAAGTATTGGACAGGAACAACACCTACTGTTGAACCTGGCAATTGGGCAGTTTTACACATAAATGATAATTTTGTTTGTGCATTTCCTGGTAACGAAAATGCCGGAAATGGCATCGTTACCTCAAATAGGTTTGGTCTTGCACCATCACCTTGCATCTGAGAGCGGAATTCGTTAATGTTAAAAGCCATTTATTTTCTCCTATCTCTCTTATTTATTAGAATTGTCCAACGACTTCGTTGAACGCAACACCAGTTCGAACAGCAACGAAGTTAAGTTGGATAAAGTTGATTGAACGAGCTGGTTTAATATAAATGTCACCAACAAATTCATTTCTATCGATTACTTCGGCAGTATTATTTGTTGTGTCGCAAACAACTCTATAGTCGTAAATGCCACGGCGTCCTTGGATATCACGCAAATATGGTTCAACTAAATTGACAAATTGCGCTCTTGTAAATTCGTCGTTAAATTCAAACAATGAAGAACGTGAAGCTTTTGCAATGGCTTTTTCGAGTACAATAAACAATCTGCGAACATTGATACGATCAAATGCTGATGGTCTAGACTGTAATGTCTTATCTCCATATAAAATTGTACCTTCTCCTGGGAATGTTACAACTGGATTAACACCCGTTTTATATAAGGTATCTCTTTGTGCGCTTGTTGGATTCCAAGAAAGTTTTACCAAGTTTTTAATTTGGCCACGGTTATAACCAGCAGGTGAGAACCAAGGGTCTCTTTGAATGTCTGTTCTTGCACATAATCCTGCAATGTCACCATTCAATGGAACCCAACGATATACGTCATTGTATTTGTCGTATTGATATTTCCAACCTGAATCCATAACAACATAAGAAGAATCTGTAATTGTATTTCTATAAGTTACAATATTTGTTGTTGGATTTGTAACATTGACAACATCGCTATATTGTGGTGAAAGAAATACCAATGCATCTTTTCTAGATTCCACTAATGTTACTAGAAAATCAGGAATAGTATCTGATGTTAATGCACCACCCATGATCAAAGAAACATCTACAGAATCTGGGTTTGAAAATAAATTAAATGCCGAAGCAAGGCCGGCGTTTTCAGGAGCCACATCAACTCCACCGCTAAATTCAAATATGGCATTAACAACAGCATCAAGCGTTAAATCGTTGTTAGCAATTAAATCGGTAGATAATTGGTCCCAATTTGAATTACTCTCACCATTCATCCACCAAACCCATTTTGATCTCGTATTCATTACAGAACCATAGTGATTATTGGAACCATCATAACTTTTAGCATCTATAACTTTAGATACATAAGAATATTTTTCTAAAATAGTATCTACTGTACCAGTAATAACACCGGTATAATCATACACAACAACATGCAATTCGTCATTGATCAAATCTTTACTATCTGCCCAATCTGAAGTACCTGGTGCTGAATTGAATTCATTTCTCCAATCCCAAGTGGAAAAAGTAGTAGCATCAGCATAAGAAACACCTATGTTATTTCCTAATGAACCTGGATATTTTGCTAGAAATGTTTCGTTGTCCACTCTAGTCCATTGGTCAGCATTTCTTACCAGTCTTCCGGTTCCTCCTGCTGTAGCATTTAAAGCTCCAAGACCAATTGCACGAACAACTCTTAAATCATTTGCATAGGATAAGAAATTTGCTGCGGTAAAAAACGAAGTTGCGGTGTTGCTGTCTGGTTTGCCAAATTTTTCGACTAATTGGAGTTCATTGTTAATGATAGTAATCTCATTCACTGGACCCCAGTTAAAATTTCCGGCAAAACCACCGACAGTGGTTGCCACAGAAGGTACAACGGTAGTAAGGTCGACTTCTGAGACATTCACACCTGGTGATAATTGAAAAGCCATGGTTTAATCTCCTTTATATTTTTTTCAGGCTGAATAATTCTTTTATTCTCTATTTATGTTTTTAGAAAATTGAACTGGTATAACCTCGATTTTGAATTTCAGACCAGAAATTTCCATCAGAATCTACAATAGGTTCTGGTCTTCCATCATCGATAATACCTACCGGGGTCAAATTTTCATCTATTAACATATTATTTTCTTCTAAAAGAACCTTTCGGATATCTATATTTGTTGATTCTTTGAAGTAGTTTTGTGCGGCCAACCAAGCAAACAAAACTAATCCCATTACCAAATCATCATTATTACCCTCTTCAGCTGCGTAACTATCTTTTTCTCTCACAAAGGTATTCAATTCAGCTATGGTATCAAAATCATTGATTAATAATTTGTCGGATTCAATCAATGTTTTTAAGTTTGCACAACCAATTTTCTTAACAGTTTTAGTTGTTCTAATACCAAAATTTGCAGTACGTTTGAAACCACCAGATATTGTTTGACCTTTGATATGGTGGTGGTCAATTTTGTAAACATTTTCATATTCCAAATCATAATGCATTATATCAACCACTTGTTGACCTACGTTATTAGTTTCAATCAAAACGTAAGCTTCATTATATCTATTTGCCAGTGAATAAATTACTGTTGGAAAAAATAACAAGGGTAATTTATTGTTCCTATACTTTGCAACTTGTTTATAAGGAACTTGAGTTGCATCTATGACATTAATCGTTGAATAGTCTTGTCCAACGCCCTCCGAACAGTCTACAGTTGCAATATAGGTGTGTCCTTGTATCGGTTCTTCATAGATGTCCAAACCTTCTTCCATTCGTATTGGGTTGAAGAATGGCATTGACCTAAGTTTTGCACCAGAAATTAATGTTGCCGATGAACCAATAAATTCAGTTTCAAATTCTACTCTGAATTGTTCTTCGGACGTATTCCTAATTGTCTCTTCTTTCCACTTTTCATCTCTACCCGGCACCATAGACCAGTGAACTTCAACCGGTGTATATGTTGACCTGCCTTCTATAGCATCTGTCCACATCTTATAGAAAAGATTTAAACCATTAGGAGTTGAAACGATAATAACTTTTGTGGTTTGACCAGATGAAATAACAGGATATGTTGATTGAAAGAAATCTTGCGCCATATTATGTTGAACGAACGCAAATTCATCAAGGAAGATTAAGTTATAAGAACCACCACGAACACCAGAAGCGGATGTGGCATATGCAAATATTTTTGAACCATTCTCCAATTCAATATTACCCTTGTTCCAAACAATAATGCCTTGTTGCAACCAAAGTGGTAAATACTCATAAGATTTTTGTAATCTTCCTAAAATCTCACGAGCGAGAGAACCTTTGTTAGCTAAAACACCAATTGTATAATCTTCTTGGAATAAAACACACCACAACATATAACCAACAGTTGTGGTTGTTTTACCAACCTGTCGTGGCATTTTACAAATTGAGAAACGGTTATTATGAAAAGAATTGACCATATTTTCTTGAAATGGCCACATCTCAAATGGAACTAAACCCAAATCAACGTTTACAATCTTAACATAATTTCGAATGAAATATACGGGGTCAGCAATACATCTAGCAATCTCTAATGCTTGTTCTTCCGTATAGTTGATTTCAACGCCTACTCTTTTTAGACGTTCATTACCAAGATAACCTTCACTCATTTTGTTATGCTACGAAGCATCCATCCGTGTTTGTTGTGAACGTCAATTCTACCCGCAAGAAAGTCCATTAAACCTTGTTTGTCAAATTGTTCAGCTAATTTAAATGTCATATTCAATGTATTTAAAACCACATCATTATCCGATAACAATTTTCTTGCCATCTCAACACCTTCTAACATTTCATTTTCATCTTGTATTTCGGTTAATTCCATATACTTAGAAAACGAACCAGGAGCATAAGCATCTAAAGCTCTTATTTGTTCTGCGGTAACATCAACCGCAGCATGTAGTTCTTCATAAAGATTACCAAAAAATTCATGATATTGTGGAAAATTAGAACCTTCTACATTCCAATGAAAGTTGTGACTTTTCAAATACATTGCAAAAGTATCAGCAAGTATTTTTCTCATTAATTCTACTAAAGTTTCCATTTCTTTTCCTTATTCTTTACTCTTTAACATTTTAACCAAATCTTTTGTTGAACCAACAAATACAGCATTTTGCACATTCACATTGTTTTGTTCAGATTTAGGTTGTAAATCTTTTTTTCTTTTTTGTATTTCCATTAAATCTTTGTTCATGTCTGCCAAACTTTTCAACATATTCGCTGCGACTTCATATGCTCTAGGATGTTCCGATTCTTTCGCAACATTCAAAATATTATCCATGGCCACATTACCTTTTTCAATTAAGCCTCGTATATTTTGCCTAGCGAATTCAGCGTCATCTTCAACAGAAGAAGTAACTGTGGTAACAATTTCGTTTTCGTTATAATCTATAGGTTCAATATCCAATACCTCAGAAAGTTTTTCATTTACTTTACTCATAATCTATTTTTCCTTTTATTTAACCTCTTTAACCCCAAAGGTATCACCACCCACACCGAAATATTGACGAATGTTATCTGCATTAAATCCTTCTGCTGACATTTTATTTGATATTCTATAAGTTACAGTATCGCCTGCACTTGCACCGTGTGTATCAACTCTGAAATAATTAAGAGGCCCAAACCATGTATTTACAGGAGCTGTCCAAGCGCATACTTTTGTAAATGTTCCAGAATTAATTTTTCTTTCTAAGTTGACAATTGCTTCAGCCGTGTTATCATCAACATCAAAAAACAATCCGCTAAATTCAACTTTACATTTTGTAAATCCTGGTGAAACAGTAAACGATACTTCTAAATCAGCTGTATCACCTTCGTTTCTAAATTGACCACCATCTGCAACATTAAAAGATGCAGTCGTTTGATTGCCAGCGCTAAATGTATTCCAATTTTCATTACCTGTTGATAAATCTTTCCATCCATTGTTATAAACGACTAGAGTTTTTACTCCTCTTGATGCTGGGTCCCAATTACTACCGTCTGCATATGCAATCATACCATCAACCGGTGAAGATGGAGCCGCAGTAAGTGTTGGTAATGAAACTACACTTGTCAATTGAACTGGTGTTGCACCACCAGTCTTCAGTGAAGAAACTGTAGCTGAAGTACCATCAGATGTTAATTGAACAGCACCCAAATATACTTTGGATGAATAAAGTGTGTTCCACTTTTTACTTATATTACCTAAATCATAATTATTATCCGAATCTGGTATTAAAGTGCCTTTAACATCAAAATATTCTGCAAATTCGGTTGTATCACTGTGTGCTACTATTTGAGCTGCATATGTTGAAGAACTTTCGACGATTGATGATGGTGTTGTAAATGTGTTTGCTGTATCAAAAGCCGCATTAGCGTGATGTGCTGAATAAGTTGCTTTATTATCAACATCTACGATATCATTAGCATTAGTGTTTGCTGTATCAAAAGCAGCACCAGCATGATTGCTAACTGTTGTAATATTACCTGCATTGGTTGTAATATCAGAAGCATTAGTATTTGCTTGGTCAAAAGCAGCATCAGCATGATTACTAACATCTACAATTGTATTTGCTTGGTCATAAGCAGCACCAGCATGATTGCTAACTGTTGTAATATTACCTGCATTGGTTGTAATATCAGAAGCATTAGTATTTGCTTGGTCAAAAGCAGCATCAGCATGATTACTGACTGTTACAATATCTGATGAATTTGTATTTGCTTGGTCATAGGCAGAATTTGCATAATCACCTGAAGTTACAGCTAAATCATATGTCAAATTCGCATATGTAAAAGCAGAATTTGCATAATCTCCAGCTGAACTGGAATCCTGTGATACAGTAATTGTTGATGTATAAACGGTGTTTGCTAAATCATAAGCAGAATTTGCATAATCACCAGATGTTTCGGCCTTTTGGTCAGCAGTAGCTGCATCAGTAGTTGCAGTATTTGCTTGGTCATAAGCAGCACCAGCATGATTACTAACCGTTGTAATATTACCTGCATTAGTTGTAATATCACCAGCATTAGTATTTGCCTGATCATAAGCAGCATCAGCATGATTACTGACTGTTACAATATCAGATGCGTTTGTATTGGCTTTTACAAAAGATGCATTGGCGTGATGACCAGAATAAATTGCTTTATTATCTACGGTGGTTGCATAAGTTGTAACTGCGTTTGCTCCATTGAAAGCACTGTTTGCGTGATGTCCGTTGTAAATGGCTTTATTATTTACTGTTGCAATATCAGTTATATTTGTATTTGCTTGGTCAAAAGCACTATTTGCATAATCACCTGAAGTTTCTGCATATAGTATTCCAGTATTTCCTCGGTCCAAAGCAGTATTAGCATAGTCACCACTCGTTACTGCTCTTTGGTCAGCAGTAGCTGCATCAGTAGTTGCAGTATTTGCTTGGTCATAGGCGGCGTTAGCGTGTGGTCTAGCATAAGGATCTATGTGTTCTGTAGCTGTATTTGCAACCGCAAAGGCAGCATTGGCATAATCACCTGCAATAACAATATCTACAGCATTTGTATTTGCTTGAGTAAATGCAGCTTCAGCATGACCTTCAACCAAAGATAATTCAGTATCGGTAAGTATGTTTGAATATGTGACACCATCATTTGTAAATTCCCACCTATCACTCGTTTCATTCCAACCTAAAATTACGGTTGCTTCATCTCCACGATTTACTCTAAAACCGGCATTGACTGCTGGGTAACCAGTAGCACCATAAACAATATCTATCAAATTATCTTGTACTCTTAAAGTCGAAACTTCTAATGAGGCGGTGCATCCAGAAACTGTCAAATTTCCTGTAATAATCATATCACCACCAACAGTTCCACCTGTGGTTAAATCCACTATATTGTTTGCTAAATCAAATGCAGAATTCGCATAATTTCCAGCACTTAAAGCTTTTTGATCGGCCGCAGCTGCGTTCGTAGTCGCTGTATTTGCTTGATCATAAGCAGATTCTGCCATTGGTATACTCGCTTCAATTGAATCATTAAAGTCTTGCAATGAAACCCGTCCTGTTGTTCCGGTTGTCTGGTCAACAACCGGTATTATTATTTGTGTTAAATCTGCACCTGGTGTTACCGGTAATAATTCTGATATTTTTTTAGTAGTTGCCATTTGTTTTTTGCCTTTAACTCTCTAAAGTTAATGTGTAATTTGAATCTTCTGTTAACAATTCGTAACCATCTTCTGTTAACATTATGATAGCTTCAGGTTCATTTTGATTTATAAATTCTTCAGAGAATCCAAATTCATCATCTGGAAGCGCATCTATTGGGTTTGGTGTTATCTTACTTTCGGTTACTATCTGTGTATTTGCTGTAGTCACATCGTTTGGTGTAACTGTATTATCTGTTATGTATAAGTTTGTATTTGACTGTCTAATATAACTTGAACTTTCAACCAGTGGCCAAATATATCCTTTTGCTGTAAATTCTAAATCCCAAGTAATTAAACGGGTGGACATCATATCACCTTCATAATCGGTGGTAGTATTTACTGAGTTTAATATGATTGGTAAATCATATTTTTGACTCATAGTTGGAATAAAATTTACAGTAACGTTAAAATCTGGTGTAAAAAATGGTAAAATTTGTTCCAATATTTGAGTGCCGTCTTCAGTATTTCTTGTATAAATTGATAAAGAAAAATCAAAATTATAAGGTATAGGAACAAATTGACTGTTCAATTTTATTGAATTGTTTGCAGAAAAATTTCTAGTAAAACTAATTTGTTTTCTGGAACTATCATAACTTAAACCCGTCATTTCAAATGAAATTCTTGGCACTATAACACTGACAGATTTTGTTAAATCTGGGTCTGATGTTAATCTAGTTAAATATTTTTCTTTTGGTCCATATGAAAGTGGAACACGAATTCTTTCTTTTTCTTCCGATAAATCTTTTGTGTATCGAACCAATTGTATGTCATTGAATATTGTTCCAAAAGCAACAACTACTTTTCTTATAGTTCTATGATAAAAATGATTTTTACCTAACATTATGCCTCTCCAAACGGATTATTTTCACTAAAGTCAATTATAGAACTACCTTCAGTTTCAAGTATTTGATTATCTGCCATATCTTCAAAAATATTATCTGTTGTAATTAAGTTATTTGCTGGTTCATCCATTGACCATTCTGCGCCACTTGTTTCACCTTTTAATATTGTACCAGATTGGAAAGTGCCTTGAACACGTATAACATCAACGTGTCTAGCTGGATCCCAAGTATGAACTATAGCTTGTGCAGTAGCTGTATCTAAACTGGCGCCTTGATAAATTATTTCGCCAGGAATAAACCTACCATCACCACTTAAAGGAACTGATAGTCTAGTTTTTCTGTAAAGGTCAAATGCTTGGTCGTCGATTTCTTGTTTACCAGTTTCAATGATTTCGTCCGAAAATACAAATTGTTTCAACTTTAACGCATATACGTATACATTACCACCACGACCACGTCCTAATGTGTAATACATTGCTTGGTCATTTTCATGTTCAACAAAAGATATTTCAAAAAAGTTTTGAACGAGTGGTACGTAAATTAAATCACCTTCTCTAGGCCTTGTTGGTGCATTGTTTTCTGTTGCAACAATATCACCTATTCTTGGCCTGTTATAATTTGTTGCACCAACAGAATATTTAAATTTTCGGCGAGAAACTAAAACTGACAACTCGTCTCGTATTTCAAGTCCAAATTTAGAAACAAAGTCGCCTTCTCCATCCATACCTGTCACATTCTCTAAATAAATTTCCAATGGATGTGCAGACACAAATTGTTTCAACGTATCTTCACCAAATAATTGGTCTTCACCGTCTGCATTTCTGGATGTTCTAGGTAAATAATAAACATCCATTCCATAAATTCCAATAGCTTCAATGACCAAATCCTCAACAAGAAGTTGCTCTTGTGTTATTTGATCCTGAGGAAAAGGTTGAAAATAAAAATTAGTGGCCACTTTTTAACCCATTATAAAATCGTTAGGTAATACATTATAAGATTGCATCTCTTCTTCAATCTTATCAATTTCTCGTTGTGCATCTTCCATTATTCTAGGGCCGTCAAGTGTAACACCACCTGGCATTTGTATACCAGCAAACTTAGAAAGGTTTGAACCCCATTGATATTTAATTTTGGCCGTTGTGTATTGTTTTAAGAATCTATCATCCCAAACATCGGAAACACCAACTTTGGTCATAGTCACACCACTAATATCTCCAGAAAGTTCACCAACTATTTCTATTTCCGTTGGAGAATTAATTCTGTTAACTTGTATTTCTTGACCATCAGATAATGTCAGAATATCACCTTCTATGATTTCTTGGTCAAACGTTGTTGATGTTCCAGTTAAAGTGTTTGATGATGTTGTTCCAGATAAACTACCCGTTAATGTGATTGTATCTGGATCAAGCTTTCGGTAACATTCAATAAGAACATACTCACCAACGGAAACATCTCTAGACCAATCAATATCCAAATATAATTTATTCAAATGACGATTAAACCTACATTGTGGAGTGCCAGAGAATAAAAGGTTGAGTGTTCTTATGTGTTGCATCGTAATTTCATATGAAACATAAGAAACTGATGTAAAATCATACAAATCGTGCAGCCTCAGTTGATATCTTAGATCAAACATATTGACTGAAGAATTCGAATCGTCAAATGGCATAACACCAGTAACCGATATGACGGCATCTGGACAATAAATCCATCTGCGGTCAATATCTTGTTGTGTTATTTTGTGCTTCATGTATATTTTTTCCATGCCATCAAAATGATAGTCATAGAAAAATTGAAGCGCATCATCAATCCTATCTTCTATTTGGTCATCATCCACGTTAATCTGAATGACTGGCCAACCAAGACGGCGCATACAATAGTCTTTAAATTGTGCTCTTGTTGTGGGTCTGGCCATAAATTCTCCTATAATGGAGTATTTATACCATATTAATATTATGGGTTAGGAGTATCAACGAAGTTTATTACGCCATCTTTT